AGGGTCCAGCTGCGGACAAGATAGGCTACGACGTAGAGAGGTACTGCGAACTCTTTCAGGAAATAGAAGAGGAACTAGGTATCGAGGTCATGGAACGTATCGGTGACTCCAGGTTCTTTGCCAAGGAAAACGAGAACAACGTGGATCTATTCACGGCCTTCTATGACTACGGAATGAATTTTACGCCGTCGGACGGACAGCAGGAGGGCATAGGTAACACCAGCCTGGACGATTGGTTCTTCTATAATCCGAACTACGACCTTGATCCCGCCAACAGACCGAGGTGCTACGTGCATGAGGACTGCGGGAATCTTATTGAGAGCATGATTAATTACAATGCAGCCGGCAAATCTGACGAAGCACTCAAGGACTTTTTTGACCTCATCCGTTATTTGCGAATGTCAAATGGCGGTATGGGTCCTGATTATTTTGCATCCTCCGATATGGGGATCACCAGAAAACAACAAGGAGGATACTAATGAAAGTAAAACTAACTGAGTTTGCCGAATATCATGATACTGACTTCGATGAAGCTCTTAAAATAGCTAAAGAAAAACTACCGCAGGAATACATAAGCGGCAAAGGCAAGAACACCTGGATCAGCCCAGAGGGACAGGACATCCTGTGCGATGGTATGTTCATCAACGAAATAATACCTAAACACTTCAGGGGCAAGGTCTTATCAATTTGTCCGAATCCTAGATTCAACATGGTTCACTTCGTAGAGATAGGTAAGAAGGTTCCCGTTCTGATGCCTAACAGATTGAAGGATAGATTCTTAGGCAAGATGATCTGTTTTGAGGCAATAGAATCCGAGACAGGGGTCAGCTATCGCTATGTCAAAGGTTGATAGAACAAAGATATTTTATGATAGAAATCCTCTAACCGGACAAGTAGAGGACGAGAACCTGACTCTGGATTACAAATGGAACCAGCAGAACAGGGATCGCCTCATAATGTGGGAAACTTTCAAGCGATACGTGAAGCATGAATCCAAAGTCCCCATGACAAACATAGAGTTATGTGATAAGATAGGCAGTTCTAGGACTCATCTTGCTAGCATGATTCAACTAATTAAAGATAGACTAAATGCAGAACGATAATATTTCAAACGCTCTTACCTATGTGGGCAATGAGCCGGACATTAAAACACTCCGATTTGCTTACGAGCAAACTATAACGGAGCTTGAAGCATATTTTGATTTGTGTCGTACGAGCTACGACGACCGACGTAACTGGTGGCCAGGCAAGAGCCGCGATCACCGCAAGCATGGCGCGGACGCATTCCCTTGGGAAGGTGCTAGCGATAGTGAATGTCACCTCATTGATGAACGCATTACGAAACTTGCATCCCTATTTATTTCTGCACTTAAGAGGGCTAACGTCAGAGCGTTCCCCGTGGAGAGTGGAGACATTGCTCGCAGCAAGTTAGTATCAGGTTTCCTCAAGTGGATGATCCGTTCCGGATACATCCCTCGCTTTTATCGGGAGATGGAGCTAGGTGCTAACTACCTGCTAGAGCGTGGACTTCTAGTCACCTACGTTGGATGGCACATGGAGGATCGATCCTTTGAACAAGAGATTGACCTTCAACAGATTGCACAAATATCTCCAGAAATCTTTCAAGCTGTAGAGCAAGGTGAAAACGATGAAGAGTTAATCCTGCTCCTTCAGCAAGTTTTTGACGGCGTTACAGAAAAACGAGCAAAGACCGCACTCAAAGATCTACGCAAACAAGGAATGGCGAAACTGCCCGTAGTGCGTCGTCAAATTAATTGCCCCGAAGTCAAGACCCTAGCACCTGACGGTGACTTTGTCTTCCCTCCCTATGTTACTGACCCGCAACGCGCACCGTACTGCTTCTGGAAAACGTATTACACTCCACAAGAATTAGAACTCAAGGTAACAACTGATGGCTGGGACCAGGACTTCGTGGATACAATGATCGAAAGATACCGAGGTGTGAACATCGACAGCCTTGAGCGATACGAAGAGGGCCGTCGCAGCATGAGCCTAACGGACACTGCATACGAAGCTGATGAACTTATTGAAATAATTTATGGATACCAGAGACTAATCAACGAAGAGGATGGCTCCGAAGGAATTTACTGCACAGTATTTCATAAGAACTTTGATGGAGATGATGGCACTGGGACTCCCGGATATGCAAAGTTCGAACTACTTAACGGATACGAAGACTATCCAGTAGTAGTGACACGCTTGTCCGAGGACACTAAGCGTCTCTATGATGTATCCACCGTTCCCAGTATTCTTCGTGGTATTCAGAACCAAGTAAAGGTAGAGCGTGATTCACGGATTGACCGCAACAGCCTAGCTACCCTGCCTCCCATCTTGCACCCAGTAGGTCAAGCACCCAATGACTGGGGACCAGGTCGGATGATTCCATACCGACGCAAGGGTGACCTGGACTTCGCTCCGACTCCTGCGTACAACCAAGGTTCGCTTGAGATGGAACAGACGCTAATCAATCAAGCCGACAGAATGATTGGACTGGATCCGAATGATCCTATGTCTCAATCCAGACAGCAGTTCATGGTTGATAAGTACCTAAGCCACGTATCCGAGGTGATTCGCATGGCGTATAAGTGCTTCCAGAGATTCGGACCCGACGAGGTCTTCTTCCAGGTGACTGGTATTCCTGACCCTCAAGTAATGAACAAGGGTAATCCGAACGAGAACTTTGACATCATGATTAACTTCGATGTGCTTGACAATGACCCAGATACAGTAGAAAAGAAACTACAAGGGTTCGTTGCATTGAATCAACTCAATGTAAATAACCGAATGAATATCGATGGATTACTGGATATTGCAGCCGCTAGTATTGATCCCGTCATGGCTGACGCGGTTCTGCAACCTGCACAAGATGCTCAACAAGAGATGGTTAAGAATGTTACCGATGATCTTACAAAGATTTTTGCAGGTATTGAAATGCCAGCCCGTCCTACAGGCGCGCAGATTGCTATGCAAGTCATTCAGCAATACGCGCAGCAGCCTGACATCCAGCAACGCTTGCAGCAGGACGAAGCATTCCGAGGACGCATGGAGAAATACCAGGGTCAATACACCTTCCAGATGCAGCAAGCGCAGAACGCTCAGATTGGTCGAGTCGGCACAGCCCCTGCACAGATGGGTAATGTTAATACCCAGAATATGTAGTATTGTTTTATTAACAAATACTTACACAATGGCTGACAACAAAACACCCTCACAACTCGCCCAACAGCGAGTCCGCGAGCAGCGTTCACAGAATTACTTCAATATGCTCTCTCTTAACGAGGGGAACAAACCCAAGGTCTACAAGGACAGTAAGGGTAACCGCACTATCGGGATTGGCTTCAATCTTGAAGATGCTGGAAACCGCAAGTTCCTCAAACGGGAGGGCATTGACATCAATGAGTTATTTGCTGGTCGGGAGCTAACAGACAGAGAAACAAAAACCCTTTACAACCACAGCCTCACTCAGGCGTTTAAGGACGCTCAGTCCTATGATCCTAACTTTGCCAAGAGGCCAGAAGCCGTCAAGATGACGCTAGTTGATATGGCGTTCAATCTTGGTCTAACGAAGCTAAATAAATTCGTGGACATGAAGAAGGGTCTTATGAATAATGACTACAATATGGCGGCTGATGAAATGGTTGACAGTAACTGGTACAAGCAGGTAAAGTCCAGAGGTCCTAGAATGGTGGACGTAATGCGTTCCGCAGCAAAATAATATGAATATCCAAGACGACATAAAGACACTTCATAACTACGAGGCTTTTGCTAGATTTATGAAGATGGTTCATGACCTCAGAGAAGAGGCTATCGAGGAACTGCACGAAGCTAGTAGCGAAAATATTCAGCAAATATCAGGACGGATTATCACTTACGATCAGCTATTGCAGTTATCTAGCTGGCAGGAACTCAGTGTCCGGCACCGTGAACATTTCTAGGTTGAGCAATAACTGTTCACCTATGTTATATTAACGTATCGCAATCTCTCGGCGTAAATGAGTGGAACTTATGACAGATGAAATCACGACTGCTGACTCTGGGGCAGACCAAATACCAGTGGACAATACTAATATATCCGTAACGGATTTTGCAAATCGCCGATTGGGGCAGATGAAGGCTCAGCAAAATGTTGAGACAGA